CAGATTTAAACGAAACTATCGAAAAAATACTTGACAATTTCAAAGATTATCAGTATATTATAGATAATGCCAGAGAGAAAGTTGTAGAGATGTATACGTATCAAAATGTTTGTATGTATTGGTATAACTTTTTTGCTAATCTAAATGGAGTGGAAAGTGAGTAAAATAACATCAGTAATACCAACATATAATAACCTACCATTTTTAAAATTAACTGTTACATCAATCAGACAAAATTGTTATTATAATGATATGCCAATCATTATCTTTGCTGAAAACTGTACAGATGGTACTGTTAATTGGTTGGATTCTAATTACAAAAAATTAGGTATTGAATATTATATAGAAAATGGTACAGATAGAGAGGAGCAACGAGGTATCGGTGGTGGAATAGATTATTGTGTGAGTAAGGTAAAGACAGAGTTTGTCAATATATTACATTCAGACTTTTGGTTAGGACCTAATCAAGACATTGAGTTACTAAAATTATATGATGACATAGAACCAGGTGAAAGATTGATTGCTTCATCATTCAGAGTTCAACCAAATATATTTCCAAATGATCCACCCTACAGACCAGGCACAGTGTTTGTTCCATTTGATGAATTCGGTGCTTACGATGATGATTTCAACTCCGATCATTTTGATAATTGGTCTAACGAATTTACAAAGGATAATGACATTCAGATTAGAAAGGGTGGTGGTGCTGGTTACTTCTGTAGGGTAGAAGATCACATTAATATTGGTGGTAATGATCCTATATTCCAACCAATGTATTGGGAAGATAAAGACCTTTTCATGAGAATGCAGATGGAAGGTTATAAATTTATAATGACAAGTAAGTCTTTGATCTGGCATTTCACATCAAGAACATCAAGATTTCCTAATGGTGAAAAGGAGCTAGACAATAACAAAAGACCAGCACATATAGTTCGTTGGGAACAAAGAGCTATGCAAAGATTTGTAGAGAAATGGGGACGACTACCAGGTGAGGATGAAGACAGTTTTGTCGTACCCATTGAAGGAACTAGTAACCCAAATAAAATAGAGTGGCCGTTTAAATGAAAATAGAACAAAAAATAGGTGTGGTTGGTAATGGATTTGTAGGTGGAGCAGTTAAGTTTGGTTTTTCACCATCAGTTGGATGTGATGCAGAGGTTAGAGTATACGATAAGAATCCAAACAAATCAACACATACATTAGAAGAAACTGTTAACGAATCTGATTTTATATTTCTATCAGTGCCAACACCAGCTAATGAAGATGGATCAATTAATATCAGTGTATTAGAAGAAGCTTTACATGATATAAATAAAGTTCATGAGGGAAAGGACAATGCTATACTAATTAGGTCTACTGTGATACCTGGTACGACTTGGGCATTACAAACTAAGTACCCACATTTAAATATATTGTTTAATCCTGAGTTCCTAACCGAAAGGTCTGCTAATTTTGACTTTATAAATCAAAGTCGGTTTATAATTGGAAACAATGGAAAGCAATTAAGTTATATGAAATCAGAGGAGTTTGTCGAGTTAATTAAGTATAGATTTGGTGATTGTGTTGCTGTAATGGAAACAAGTTATGAAACTGCTGAGTTGATTAAGTACATGAGTAATTGTTTCTTTGCGACTAAAGTTTCTTTCATGAATGAAATGTATCAGATAGCAGAAAAAATAGATGCTAATTGGGATGAAGCTGTCAGTGGATTCGTATCAGATGGTAGGATTGGACACTCACATTTAGGTGTACCAGGTCACGATGGTAAGTTTGGTTTCGGTGGTAGTTGTTTTCCTAAAGATATTCAGGCTATGATCAATTTTGCTGAGATGTTTGGTTTGAATCCAAGTGTGTTAAAAGGTGCTTGGGAAAAAAATCTAGAAGTTAGATCAGAAGAAGATTGGAAAGAATTAAAAGGTAGAGCTGTTATCAATGAGTAGAACATTATTAGTAATAACAACTTATAATCAATCAAAATATACTAGGGCTTGTTTTGAGACTTTGAAGGGTATTGAAGATGATGTTGATGTGTTGGTTATCGATGATTGTAGCACAGATAATACAATTGAATTGTGTAAAGAATATAATCATGAGATAATTGTAAAAGAAACCGGTTTAGGTTTGACAGACTCTTGGAACAGAGGTTACTATGAATTTAAACAAAGATGGTTTGCCAATGAAAGTGGTCAAGATGATAATTATGATTATTTGATACTCGCTAATAATGATATTCTGATTCCACGAGGTGCGATAACAGAGTTAAAGAATACATTTCAGAAATGGCCATTTAGCATGGTTGTTCCATTGTCAACTAAGTATGGGGTTGGTCATAATCTACAGCAATCAGTAACAAATTTTTATGATGGAGTGAATTTTGATGAACCTAAAAATTATCAGAATGTTCAAGATACAATGATTGATTTTCGTGATAATTTAAAAAAACAAAATGACTTATATAAACTTGATCCGATGCGAATGAAAATGTTCAATGGATTTTTCTTTATGATGAATCGAAACATAATAAATTATCAACATTCAGATAGAGAGTTATTTGAACCAAAGTATATTATGACTAAAAATGAAGACGAATTTAATTGGAAAAAACTAATACCAAATAATGATTTTGCTGCTCTATGTAAAACATCATTTGTTTTTCATTATAAGGGTGTATCTACATTTGAAGTTTTTGATAACTATGGTGTGATATCTAATGATGTAGATAAATGGAGACAAGAGAGGAAGCGAGTTGGATAGAATAACTTACGATAATTTTTTATTTGATTTTAGGTCAATAGTCGTAGATTGGTTTGAAGTAGAAGGTATGCTTCCACCTGGTGGACTAGAACGTCTACACTTTCATAAGTCTTATGATTTGTTTGAAAGAGAGAATGATCAATCAACTATCTGGCACAAATGTTTTTATGATAGGATAAGAATAGATAATAGATTTGACCATGAATACATGTCATTTTTATCTCAATATATTAAACCAAGATTTAATGAAGAAATAGTATATCAAAAAATACCAACGCTTAGAATTCACCTACCAGGTAATGTTTCAGTTGGTGAGTTTCATAAAGATAAACACTATAGAAATAAAAAGTGGGCTAATCAAGTACGAGAGTTAAACTATTTTGTACCATTGACAAAAGCTTATGGAACGAATACAATATGGGCAGAGACACAAGAAGACTTAGGTGATTTCCAAGAGATAAGAGCAAACTATGGTGAGTGTGTGGAGTGGAGTGCTACAAAATTAACACATGGAAACAAACAAAACATAACAAGAAATACGAGAGTAAGTTTTGATTTCAGAGTGATACCAAAATCAAGATATGTGGAGAGCAATTATTTAACAATCAACACCAAGATACCATTTGGTATCGGTGGATATTATGAGGTTTTATGATAAATAAAAAATTAGAATACAATACAGAATTGATGGTAATCACTATGGAAGAGTGTGGAGAGTTAATTGAAGCATGTAGTAAAGCCATTCGTTGTGAAAATTACAAAGATGATAGATTAACAGAGGAAGTTGGTGATGTATTATTTATGATAAATTTAATAATGGATCGTGGTTTAGTTACATCTGAGGGTATATCTGAACGTATGGAAATAAAAAACAAAAAGTTAAAAAAATGGAGCAACTTGATAAATGAGTGAAAGAGTAATAAGTTTTATACAACCAAGTAGAAACAACCTAAAATATTTAAAGTGGAGTTATAACTCCATTAGAAAGAATCTTGGATACCGACATGAGATATGTTGGGCTGATGATTTTTCAAACGATGGGACTTGGGAGTGGATGAATGAAATCATCAAGAAAGACCCGAATGTAAAGATACATAGGAATGAAGGACCTACACGGTTAGGACACACCATATTATATGATACGCTGGTAGATATGGCAACAAGTGATATCGTTATGATTTATCACGCTGATATGTATGCTTGTCCTGGTATGGATGTGGAAGTTCTAAAACATTTAGAACGAGGTAAGGTAGTAAGTGCAACTCGTATAGAACCACCACTACATCCAGATGGACCTGAAAAGGTACTGATGGATTATGGTATAGAACCTGAAGAGTTTAAAGAACAAGAGTTATTAACTTGGTTAAGTTCATCACCAGAACTAACACATTCTAAAATGACACAAGAAACAACAGAGGGTATCTTCGCACCTTGGGCTATTTACAAAGATGACTTCTTAGCAATAGGTGGACACGATCCACTATATGCTCCACAATCAAAAGAGGACTCTGATATATTCAATAGATTTGTATTAGCTGGTTATGAATTAATACAGACCTGGAAAGGTTTGGTTTATCACATGACCTGTCGTGGTAGTAGATTTGCTGATGGCGCTCAACGAAATCCTGATGGTCAAGTCTTCATGAAGAACAGAGAAACAGACGAGTGGTTGAAACAAAATCAAAGGTCAACTCGTAACTTCATTCGTAAGTGGGGACATTTTGTGAAACATGACTCAATGATGATGCCAATAATACCACCAAAATATGATATTGGATTTGTGGTAGAGGATTGTGGTCTTGAACATTTATCAGCATTAGAACCTTGGTGTTCAGATATCTATGGTGATTGGGTTGGACACAAAGGATTTCATGTAAACAAATATATTGGAGAGGAACAACCTAATACTGATTTTAGTTTAAGTAAAAAGATACACACACAGCACTCAGAACCTAAAAATGATGTAGTGGTTTATATTGATTGTTCTAAATTAAGTAATGATAATTTTCAAATGCTAACTCAACTACCTGAGATATTGGAAGAACAAGGTGAGATAGGTGAGTTTGAATTGGATGAATTTACTGTTAATGTTAAGGCTTTACATACATACGAAAAAGAATTAATCGTTTGTAAGACTAAGTAATACTTATAAGTGTAACAGGAGTTATATAATGAATAAACTAGGTTTACATATCACAAATTTAATGTTGACTATTCAAGACACGGAGGAAAAACCTTTTGTCAGAGAGTTAGCATTAGAGGAGTTAAAAAAACTTTCATCGGATATAAGTAGAGTTATCTTTGATCACATTGATGAGATAGAGGAACTCAATCAAAATTTCCCAACGGGATATGATGAAGATGAGGCAAATAAAAGAATGGATATCATAGGTCAGAATGGACCTAGTGGTGAACATTATAACAAAAACCAAACAGAACTGGAGTTGTAAATGAATGAAAAACAATTAGAAACAATAGAGCACATTAGAAGTGCTATCAATGATCTGTACAAGATATTGAATGTTGATTTGTATGAAAAACAACGTGGTGCAAAGGTAAAATACAATAAAGTAAACCCAACGAAACTAGTTGAGCATCATTTAGAATATGTTGTCAACCATCTAAATCAATTAAGAGATGGAGAAATATAATGGCAAACGATCATGCTCAAGACCGATATGATCCACCTGGTGTGGGTAGTGACTTTGAACAACAAGTATATGGTGATGTTGTAAAGGGTGAGATATTTAGAATAGCACCTAATAATACTGCTAAGAAGTATCGTAAGATAGATGAAACTATTTGTCACGATATAGAAGAGGGTTTGACAACTAGATTTAACTTGGACTTAAAGGTATATGTCAAGTCGTAGTTTTGAAAAACCAATAAGGATTCCTGGCAAACAGATTGCTGTGACTAAAAAAATGATTGAGGACTCACAGGCAGTTACTAAATCTAATAGTGCAGCTGCTCGTTGGTTAGGAATCCACTATCTAACCTATCGTAAGTATGCTAAAATATATGGACTATGGGAAAGACATTTAAATCCTGAAGGTGTTGGTATCAAGAAAGGTTATGGTAAGTATAGAAAACCACTTGATGAATTACTCAGTAAAGAGCATAGAAAGGTTAGATTAGGTTTAACGTATCTGAAAAACAGATTGATTGATGAGGGCTGGGTACAAGAAGAGTGTAGCTCATGTGGTTATAATGAAGTTGTACTTGGAAAGGATAGGGTTCTATTGAGAATTGACTTTATAGATGGAAATAGAGACAATCATAGAATAGATAACCTTAGACTACTCTGCCCTAATTGTTATTTGTCACACAATGGTCATTTTCCATCATCGGGTAATTTCTAATGAAAGGTATAGTAAAAGAAAACTACTTTACTGCTGATGGCGCCTTGTATGAGGGTGATAAGGTGACGATACATACGATAGATCAGATAGGAAATTTCTATCGTGTAGAGACACCAGATGGTAAATTATATTCAGTTCCACAAGACAAAATAATGCTTGACAAAAAGTAATTTTCTTCGTAAATTAGGTTTATGAATAAGGTAATAAATTGTTTAGTAAATCACAACGAATATATTAACTCAAAACTAAGAGAGGTGTCAGTTGAAGAAGGACTGGTTATTGCAGAAGAATTATTTCAGATACTTGACCAAAGAGGGGACGGGATTGGGTTGGCGGCTAATCAAGTGGGAATTGATGCACAAGTGGCCGTTGTCAATGTTCGTGAACCTTTGGTACTCATCAACCCTAAGTACATTAAGAAAGAAAATGAAATAATCTATGGTGAGGGTTGTTTATCCTTTCCAAATCGTGCTATACGAACTAAACGATATCGAGACATAGTTATATCTACAGAACAATCAGAAAGTAATTGGTATTTCAGTGGTGCCGAGGAAAACTCAGATGGCAAAAGTGTTTGGGATAAAGGTAATATGAATCAAGATCGAGAGAACAGAGTATTAGAATCGGTCTGTGTGCAACATGAGATTGACCATTTGAATGGTATTACGATTCATGATAGAGAGGTTAAGTTAGAACCGACTAAAGTTGAAAAGAAGATAGGTCGTAATCAGTTAGTGACAATTAAAAAGGGTGATGCAGTCAAAGTGTTGAAATACAAGAAAGCACAACCTTTACTAAATCAAGGATGGATAATTAAAGTATGAAAAAAGTATATGTAGATACCAGCGATACCGCTGAAGCAAAACGAGAAAAACTTGACGATAACGTCACAATTGCTTATGACTTACATGGTGACATTGTAGGTGTGGAAATAACAAATCCAACTGGTATTGATATCGATGATAAAACAATGGTTGATTATGTTACAGTAGAGGATGAGTTTAATCCAAATGAACGATGGGCTTTTGCGTGAAAATCAGAGATATAGTCAGACCATTGTTACAAGAGATATATCAACCCGATGGTTGGAAGATGTTAACATGCTGTATGTTATTGAATCTAACGAACAGAAAACAGGTTGATGGAATCAGAGATGAATTATTCAAACGATATCCCACACCAAAGAAAATGATGAAGGCTAATCAATCAGAACTAGCAGAGTTGCTGAAACCATTGGGATTGTATAACAGAAGAGCTAAGTCATTGAAGAAGATGAGTGAGGGTTATGTCAAAGGATTCAAGTCAG